GTTTCCATTTTCGCATCTCCGTAAAAAACTTATCATTATCTACATAATGCTTTTTCTTGTCTGTCATTTCCCTGTACTCCCAAATCCACCATCACCACGTTCTGTATCAGTTAGTTCTGTTATTTCTTCGAGTTCTGCTGTAACTACTGAAGCCATAACCAACTGTGCAATTCTCTCACCCTTTTTAAGATCATAGGCGCGGTGATCGTGATTTCTTAATATAACTTTTACTTCACCACGATAACCAGAGTCGATTGTCCCGGGACTATTCATAACTGTAAGACCCCACTTCAACGCTAAGCCAGATCTTGATCGAACCTGTACTTCATATCCTTCAGGTATCTCTAAGTATATTCCTGTTGATATAAGCTTCCAATTAAAAGGCGGTATTCTCGTCTTTTCATTACTACATATATCCATCCCCGCATCGCCTGTGTTTTTATAACACGGCATTGGATTATCACTTACATTTTTAACTTTTAATTTCATGTGCTTGTTATACAATATTGTTCATTAACATAATATGTTGTTGTTCTTTTCGGAGCTTTGGCTGGAAATAAATTAATACATCCACATTCATCACACATATAATCTAAATAATACTGTTTTCCAGCATATCCTTCAGAATGTTTCGTTTGTAGTGTTTTCTTGTCGCACCGTTTGCAACAATACTTCTTCTGCTTCCGTATCTTCATCATAGTCCTCTTGTTCTAAAAATTTCTTATTCTTGTTTTTAAAGGCTATCATTTTTTTCTTTTCAAATCGGTCCTTCACAACTTTCTTCCTACTTTTACTCATTTTAAAATCCTTATAATGGTATCAAGTTATAATTATAGTCAAACTTTTCTTTCAAGTAAATGTTTAACCGTTCTTTCCAATGTTTCAATCCATAATTCTCCCGCTTCTTCCAATGTAAATCATCTATAATATCATATAATACTGCTCGATTATCTTTATCATCTAATCTCAACACACGACCTATTGACTGTAAGTTCCTAACTTTTGCTTTGTATGGATGTGCAAAGATTAAATATTGCAGATTCTTTATATTTACACCCGTTGATAACACACCAGAACTTGCAACAATAATTGCGTTCTTTTCTTCCTCTGTTGCTTTTCTAATTGCTTCTCTTTGTTCGACATCCGTCTCACCAGCTATAAAAAAGATTTGTCTTTTGGTTTTTTTATCCAATAACATTTTTTCTAAAACTTTTCCGTGCTTCTCTACATAATTAAAAAGTATTAAAGTATTACCTTTTTGTTCTAATGCCAAATTGCAGATAAAATTATTTCTTTTCTTATGTAATACAATAAAGTCTATTTCTTCTTTATATGTAGCCTTCTTCATAATCTGTCGTTCTTCTTCAGGATACTCCAACTGCAAACATTGTATATTTAGTTTGGAAATATGTTTATCATCCATCAATTCTTTGGATGTAACTGCGGTATATGTTTTTCCAAACAATCCTTCCAACATCAATTTATTACACTTACTATCTTTAAGTGTGCCTGTTGTGCCAAACCTGTATCTGCATAATGTTGCTTTCTCTAAAATCCCTTTCAATGAATTGGCAGTTGCCAGATGCGCTTCGTCACCCACTATCATCGAAAACTTTTCAAAATACTTCTTTGACAATCTATATAAACTTTGCCATGTACTTATATATATCTGGTTATCAGAAAATTTCTCTTTTCCAGAATATATCTTATGACATTGTTCTTCTACATTCCATGATTTATCATGGGAAGAATAATCCCCAAAATCACCATACATTTGTGTAACAAGATTGGTCGTAGGGACAACAATCAACATTTTATCATTATCTAAGAATCTCTGATACCATCTTATTAAAGAATATATAACCAGACTTTTACCGGATGATGTAGGTGATAACAACAATGTTCTATCCGTCTTAACACATTCCATAAAAGAGGCTATCTGATAATCTCGCGGTGTTATCTTTTCACCCTTACAATGTAAGTTAAGAGAATCAAAAAACTCTTTAATCTTTTGTATATCTCCTTCTTTTAAATGTCTTACCTCTACAATGTCTGTTTCAATCCTGTAAGAATGTTTTTCCGCCCATTCTTTAAGATATGGAAGCAATCCTAAATATAATTGTCCAGTTTGTATGTTAAACAGTCTTATCTTTCCATCCCACATCTTTGCTTTAACTTTTGGATGAAACTGGGCATTGGGTATTTTAAAAGAAAAATATTCATTTAATTCATATGCAATATGCCGCTCACAAGACAATTGCAAAAAAGTTTCGTTGAGTTTTCCAACAACAATCACGTTAAATCCCCACTTAAAAATTTCTTCCACTTAATCGCATTACTAATATTAAATGAAGCGTTCTGAATAATTCTAGCTGTTTCTTCAATTAACTTAATTTTTTCTTCTTGTTCTTCAATTTTATCTTTGATATTCATAATTTGTGTATCAGCATCCAAAAACATATCTATATCATTCTTCAATACTTTCAAGTCAAATGGATTTTCTTCATACTCCCTGTCCTTCGCTTTACCAGAATAATACAACCAGCGCGATAACTTAACACTTTTATATTGTCCTTGAAGAAATCTTAAAGTATTCTTTTCATCATGTCTTAATTGGTGATATTTATTAGCTAGTTCTGGAATAGAAATAGAATATCCATCCAAATCTGTACTATCAATTTTTGTATCTTTTTGACACATTTCTTTCAAATCATTTAATTTCATATAATAATTATAACAGATATAAAGGATTAATACAAGGAAAAAATTAGATCAATTTGCTCACGGTAAATGTGCCTGTGTACTTAAAGGTAGCATCAACAACAACTGGCTCTAAACCAGTGTTGCTTGTATCAAAATTAACTACCCCTAAGGATACTGGAAATACATCTTTAAATACTACATTATAGTTTGGATTGGATTTATTGGTATGTATGATTATATTTACATCCGATTTAATCTTAGATGTTTGATTGTCATATTGTACATATCTTTCAGGAAATCCCAATGAGTGCAACCAATCATATAACTCTAAATAGTTTTGCATATCTTCATCAACAATAAATCCTATGCTCAAATCTTCAAATTCTAACATATCCCCTTCTATTGGAATGTTAGCAAATGGTGTAGATTGAATACTATTGCTTAATGAGATGCCGGGTATATTTACTCGTTGACAAAAATAGTTAATGTTCGGCATTCTAAGAAAATTAGTTTCAAAGGATATCACATTTAACTGGTTGAGGTTAGTTGGTTGATTTCTGATGGCCATAAAGTTTTTCCTTTTATTATATGTATAAATATTGTATCATATCATATATTTATAATACTTCACAAGGAACACTATGAAATTGAATAAGCAAACTATTGGTTTTTTTATCTTTCTCCATCTCGGAGCCCTTCTAGCATTTCTCCCATCCACATTCTCTTGGTCAGCTGTAGGTTTATGCGCATTCATGTACTGGCTAACTGCCTCTGTTGGGATCTGTTTCGGATTCCATAGATATTTGACTCATAGGGGCATGATCATGCCGAAATGGTTAGCTTACTTTATAGTGTTGTGTGGAACACTCGCCTGTCAAAATGGACCCCTGAAATGGGTAGCGCAACACAGGATGCACCATGATGGTTCTGATACTGAGGATGATCCTCATAATGTACAGCGAGGATTTTGGTGGTCACATCTTGGTTGGATGTGCTATGACAGACACCAGTTCGACAATAAAACCAGACTGCGAAAATTTACAAGGGATATTAATAAAGATAAGTTTTACCAATTCTTAGATAAGTATTTCATTCACATTCAAGTAGCTTTAGGAATTGTATTTTATTTAATAGGTGGTATCTCTTGGGTTGTGTGGGGAATCTTTGTAAGGATAGTGTTAGTCTGGCATGCTACTTGGTGTGTTAATTCAGTCTGTCATATGTGGGGATATAAGAATTATTGGTACTCACAAAGTGATTTGTCTAAGAATAATTGGATTATAGCTATACTAACATTTGGTGAGGGTTGGCATTCTAACCATCACCAAATACCAAGATCTGCTAAACATGGAATTTGGAAGCTTTCGAATGGAAGAAAGCTATATGAAATTGATATGACTTATTATCTAATTTATAGCTTGTCTAAGTTAGGCTTAATAACTAATTTAAAAGTATATAATACTTGATCCCTCGAACCACCGACATATAAATTATACCAAAATAAAACCCCCGATACAAGGAAAAAGTTGAATTTAAAGCAAAAAAAATAGGGACCCGAAGGTCCCTATTTCTAATGTAAAACTGAAATTACATCAAGTTATTAACTTTAACTTTTCTGTAATATACATTACCAGTAGTTATAGACGTACCAGCTTCATTGGCTGCAACAAATGGATTGTCAACCATTCCATACCGAGTCTTGAAACCAATTTTCGGTTGGAAGGTTTGCTCACCCATAGCACGAACCATCTGTAGAGGAACGTAAGGACAATAGAACATACCAGCATCATAAGGAGAAGATCCCTTATAACCAACGGTATATATTTGTCCAACTGCGGCAAAATAGTAAGGATCAACATATACTTTCATACCATTCATTGTACCAACCATGGTATTAGTATATGCATCGCCGTCGGTAGCATGCCCTGTTTCCAGCATTCCACCCAAAGCCATTGCGGAA